GTTCAATCTTAAGAACTGAGTCACCAATCCAACTTCTTGAAAGAGTTAAAAAAGTTCATAACGAGTGGGTTAAATTTGGACACAGAACTGGTAGTAATACACACAACGTGTCTGCAACTATTTCGGTCAGAGACCACGAGTGGTCGGCTGTTGGTAATTGGATGTGGGAAAACAAAGATTATTACAATGGTCTTTCAGTTTTACCCTACGCTGGTCACACATACAAACAAGCACCATTTGAAGATTGTTCAAAAGAAGACTACGAATCAATGTTGGCAACTTTAAAAAATGTTGACCTTTCAAAAATTGTAGAAGTTTCAGATGAAACTGATTTGTCAGGTGAGTTGGCTTGTGCTGGCGGAGCTTGTGAAATTACTACAGTATAAGAATGAATGAGTCCAATAATAACAAAGGAGGGGTCCAACCCCTCCTTTTTTATTTTTATAATGGTAAAGTAGTCTTTACTGAAGAATATCATAAACTAAGGGGTCATTGTTGTGGTAATGGATGTAAACATTGTCCTTTTACTCCAACACACCTTAAAGGGTCCTCTACAATTAAAAAATAATATTTCTATATTTATAGAGTATGGCAGACGGCACTACGTATGGTTTAAATTTTCCATTTGAGGATTCTAATAAGGGAGACTACCTTTTATTAACTGAAACTGCGGCTGCTCAAATTCGTTCTGATTTATTGCATTTGATACTTACAAGACGAGGCTCAAGATATTATTTACCTGACTTCGGAACAAGATTGTATGAATTTATTTTCGAACCCTATGATGGTCTTACAGAAAATGCAATCGAAGCCGACATAAGAGATTCTGTTGAAAAATTTATGCCAAATTTATTGATTAACAGAATCGCTATAGAACCAGCCGACCCAAGTGTTGAGGTTGAATATGCGAAAGGTAAACAGTTAGTAGGCACAGGTAAGGACCAAGTATATAGAGTACCTGGTAAAGGAACTTCTGAGTATACCGCAAAAGTTATAATAGATTATAGTGTAGATAATTCGGCGTTCGCACAAAGCGATTTCGTCATCATCAATATTTAAGATTATATGGCAAACAGAACAATATCCTACACGTCGAGAGACTATGAGAGCATCAGGATAGAACTACAAAATTACGTTAAAAGTTATTATCCTGAGTTAATTCAGGACTTCAATGATGCTTCGGTATTCTCTGTGTTTTTGGATTTGAACGCTGCGGTTGCTGATAACCTTCATTATCATATTGATAGAAGTATTCAAGAAACTGTACTACAATACGCTCAACAACGTTCATCAATTTACAATATTGCCAAGACGTACGGACTAAAAATTCCGGGTCAGAGACCTTCAGTATCTGTTGTAGATTTTTCAATAACAGTACCGGCTTTTGGTGACAAAGAGGACGAAAGATATTTGGGAACACTTACAAGAGGTTCACAAGTTTTTGGAGCGGGTATCGTTTTTGAAACTTCTCAAGATATAGACTTTGCAAATCCATACAACAGTTCGGGATTTCCAAACAGATTAAAAATTCCAAACTTTGATGCAAACGGTAATTTAATTAACTACACAATTACCAAAAGAGAACCCGTCGTAAATGGACTTACTAAGGTTTTCAAAAGGGTAATTGGGCCAGGTGAAGTTATTCCATTTTTTGAGTTGTTTTTACCTGATAAAAATGTGCTTGGTATTACAAGTGTTTTACTCAAGAACGGTACAAACTATACAAACATTCCAACCACGGCAGAATTTTTAGGTTTAGCCAATAGATGGTATGAAGTTGACGCTTTAGCTGAAGATAGAATTTTTATTGAAGACCCAACTAAAGTATCCGATGACCCTGGTGTGAAAGTTGGTAGATACATTCAAACAAACACAAGATTCATATCTGAGTTTACACCTGAGGGTTATTCCAAACTTACATTTGGTGGAGGTTCAACATCTGCTCAAGACCAACTAAATGCTTTTACAAATTTGGGAATTCCAATTAATATACAATCATTACAAAATAATTTTTCTTTAGGTTCTACCCTAACCCCAAATACAACCCTTTTTGTTCAATACCGAATTGGGGGTGGTTTAGCAACCAACTTAGGAACAAATGTTATCAATCAAGTTGGTACAGTATCTTTTTTTGTGAATGGACCATCTCAGACAACAAATTCATCTGTAATCAACTCTTTAAGATGTACAAATCCTATCGCAGCAATTGGGGGTGCTAATGTTCCTAACGTTGAAGAAATTAGAAACTATGTTTCATTCAATTTTTCAGCACAAAAAAGAGCCGTAACTGTTAATGATTATGAATCTTTATTAAGAGTTATGCCAGCTCAATTTGGGGCACCTGCAAAAGTTTCTGTGACCGAAAATAATAATAAAATCCTTATCAATTTATTATCATACGATTCATCGGGAAAATTGACAAATATTGTATCAAATACTTTGAGACAAAATGTTGCAACATATTTGTCCAATTATCGTATGATGAATGATTACATCTCAGTGATTTCTGCTGAGGTTATTGATTTAGGAATCGAGATTTCAGTTGTGTTAGATGCAACGCAGAATTCGGGTCAAATTGTATCAGATATTGCAAATAGAATTTCGGATTATTTCAATCCACAAGTTAGACAATTAGGTCAAAATGTTTATTTGTCAGAACTTAAAAGTATTATCCAAAACCAAAATGGTGTAATCACGGTGACTGATATTGTTGTGGACAACAAAGTTGGAGGACAATATTCATCCGCTCAAACATCGATGCAATATTCAGACCCAGAACTCAAGATTATAAGACCTGTTGACGACACAATATTTGCCGAACCTGTTCAGGTTTACCAAATAAGGTATCCTCAAAAAGATATTAAAGTTAGAGTTAAAAATTTCCAAAATGTTTCTTTTTCTTAACAACTTTATTTAAAACTCGTTTAGGTTATTTTTTTAATAGGCAAGGCATTTCATAAGAAATTCCAAAATAACTATTTATCATAAAAACCTTAATGGGAAAGTCGTATAGGATACCAACACAAGTCGGCGTAAACAAACAAATAAATTTACAATTAGAACAGGATTTTGAATTCTTAGAAATCCTGTCGCTTCAAATTGGGCAGAGTCAAATTTATTCACGTGATTGTTCACAGTATGGTTTACTAGTTGGTAGAGTTGTCGCTAACGGTGGTTTGGGTATTGCTAATGCAAAAATCACAGTGTTTGTACCAATTACAGAGCAAGATACGACAAACGATGTAATAAGTGATGTTTACAATTATTCGTTACCAAACAATGAAAATACTGATGGTTATAAGTTTAACGTTTTACCTTATGAACCCTCTTACCCTAATCACGCTGCCACAGGAACTTTTCCTTCAAGAGGAGATGTTTTAAAAGACCCAACAGCTTCAGAGTTATATAAGAAATATTACAAATATACAGTAACCACAAACGAGAGTGGTGACTATATGATTATGGGTGTCCCTTTGGGTGACCAAGTTATTGTAATGAACTTAGACCTAAGTGACATTGGTGAATTTTCGTTAACACCTCAAGATTTAATTAGAATCGGAAGAGCAACACCAGAACAAGTCGGTGGAGAAAGATTTAATTCTTCAGTAGACTTTGAAACTCTACCTCAAATTGTTGTTTTAGATAAAACAGTCGAGATTTCTCCATTTTGGGGTGACCCAAATCAATGTTTAGCAGCGGTCAACCGAGTTGATTTTGACTTAAGAGAAGACGCTAATATTGAAATTGAACCAACTTCTGTTTTTATTGGTTCAATAATATCTACAATAGATAAGTTCAGAATTGCAGCACCTTTTTTTGGTGCAGATGGTCCTCCTAGTATGATTCAGGCTGCTTGTAAACCAAAGGATAATTTAGGTAATTTATGTAATCTCACTTCAGGACCTGGACAGATATTGGCAATCAGACAAACAATATTCCAAGATGATGAAGGTAGACCTATTTTAGAACAGTATAGATTACCAAATTCTGGTAATGTTATTGATGGTGATGGGACTTGGGTTACA